CTTTAACTATTTTAGAAACGGCGAACTAATAAACGTAAAATATAGGGACGCAGAAAAAAACTTTAAAATGGTTTCTGGCGCTGAACTTATTTTTTACGGTATAGACAACCTAAAAGATAAAAAGCGCTGTTATATAGTAGAAGGCGAAATGGACGCGCTAAGCCTACACGAAGCTGGACTATATAGCGTTTGTAGTGTTCCGAACGGTGCTAGCAAAGGCACGCAAAAGCTAGACTACTTAGACAACTGCTATCAGTATTTTGAAGACAAAGACGAAATAATACTATGTACTGATAACGACCAGCCAGGGCTACAGCTGCGTAACGAACTAGCTAGAAGGCTAGGCGCTTACCGTTGTAAATACGTCGAATTTGGCGATTACAAAGACGCTAACGAAGTTTTAATACAAAAAGGTGGCGAAACACTACGCCAGCTTATAAGCGACGCTAAAAACTTCCCACTAGAAGGCGTACTAAACTTAAATAATATATGGAATAACGTACTGAATTATAACGAAAACGGTATAAAAAACTATAGTATAAACCTAGGCGACAGCGATAACTACTTTAATATGGCTTTTGGCGAATGGACTGTAGTAACTGGAATACCAAACAGCGGTAAGTCTGACTTTATAGACCAGGTGCTAGTAAATATAGCTACAAAGTATAACTTCCGCTGCGCTATGTTTAGCCCAGAAAGCTACCCATACGAAGGTCATATAAAACGAATAGCAGACAAACTAAACGGCAAAAGCTGTAATACAGACGACCTAAACAATACAAAAGACTTTATAGAAGAACACTTCTACTGGATAAAAATAGACTTAGAAAACCTAACGCTAAAAGGAATTTTAGACGCCTTTAAACAGCTGGTTTTTCAAAAAGGCGTAAACGTACTAGTAATAGACCCTTGGAATATGCTAGACCACTCAGCACAGCGCGACTTTACGTATATAGGTAAACTACTAAGTGAAATAACGCAGTTTTGCCAGCAGACAAACACACACCTATTTTTGGTAGCACACCCTAGAAAAATAGAAAGCGACAACGGTGTATTTAAAAAGCCCAACCTGTACGATATTAGCGGCAGCGCAGACTTTTATAACAAAGCCTATAACGGTCTAGTATGCTTTAGGTCTGTAGGTCAAAAGACGGAATACAAAAGCGACCTAGTTACTATATATGTAGAAAAAATAAAACGTAAAGAAAACGGACAGCTGGGACAATTTGACTTAGCGCCAGACTTCCATAACGGCGGCGTATATAAACCTATAGGCAAGGCTAGTAAGACGTTCGAAGTAATAAAAGATACTAACGTACCCTGGGACTAGGTGTATAAAATTATATATTATGACTAGAGTAAAAGAATTTAAAATAGAATTGTGCGATAGAAGTGAAATTAAAAATTTTATCGAAAAATGGCACTATTCAAAAAATATAAATGGTTTAAAAAGCGATTTTTGTTTTAAGTTATTAGACGGTAAAAACATTATAGGCGCTATGATTTACGGCGGTGTAGCTATGCCTAATGTATGGAAAAAATACGTAAATAAAGAAGAAGATTTGATAGAACTTAGAAGACTTTGCTGCATAGATAACACGCCAAAAAATACTGAAAGCTATTTTATAGGTTATACTTTAAGGTGGCTAAAAAAGAATACTAATATAAAACGTATAATAAGCTACGCCGACACTACATATAATCACGAAGGCACAATATATAAAGCTACTAATTTTACTCATTTTGGTATGACTGCTAAGGGTAAGGTAATTATATATAATAATAAAAGATACCACGATAAAACAATAAGAACGAAATATAAAGGGGAATTAAAACCGTTTGCGAAAAAAATAAAAAATGCTTTAGAAACAGGCGAAGCTAAGTATATAAAAACAAAAGGTAAGCACATATATATATATAATTTGAAAAAATAAACTAACATAAACTAACACAATGAACAACAAAGCACATAAAGCTATGTCCTGGGCGCTTAAAAACGGTATAAAAATATACGTAGTAGCGACTAAAAAAGGGCTAGGAATAGTAATAGAAGACAACGGCAAAAAGGTACGCAGCCCAGATTTATACAAAACCAATAAAGAAGCCAGCGCTAAAATTTGGGAACTTTATACTTATCTTTACGAAAAACATAAATAGTATGTATATCACTTTTTTTCCTATTTACGGCGTAGTATTGGGCGTAAACTATACAGACAGTTACGCACGCGGTAACGAACCAACACACTACAACGAACACCAGCTACAGCTATTATGCTTTTTCTTTGGTATTACTATAGGCTGGTACACAAACATATAGCAAATGTCTAAACCAGATATATTTTTAAAAAGGGACTTAGAACGTCTGAAACTAGAGAAGTCTGAACTATTTAACAGGGTTATACAACTAGAAGCCGAAAACGGTTTACTGCGTACCCAGCTTAAAATAAAGTTTAGCTTAAAAGTAGAATAGCTAACCTGTAAAACCTAAATAGTTTAAGTTTAATTTGCAAGTGTAGATTTTTTGTGTACATTTGTACTGTTAAACAATTAAAAACAGACAAATGGAATTTATTAAAAAAACAATTCAACAGAAAATTAAAGACGGCGAAACGCCTAGTATTGACTTTACTACACCACGCGACGACTTCGGACACGTACAGCTAAGTAATAAAAGCTGGGGTACTGACTGGGGTATATTTTTAAACGGCGTTTGTGTACACACTTCTAAAACCTGGAATAGCTGCGAACGTAAGCTATGGCTACTAGGTTTAACTATTAACGATTTCGAACTATAAAAACAGAAATATGTACTTATTTGATTATATAAAAGAAATAGAAGAACGTAAAGGACGTAAACTAGACCTTAATAACCGTAGAGATTTATTTTATTTAGCTGAAAGGGTAAAACGAGAAATAAACACGAGGCAAGCTAAACTAAATAATATACAAAATGTTTTAGGCGGCTATAAAACATACGACCCAAAAGAACAAAAGACAATACAGCTAAGCCACCGCGACCGCTACGGCTACTAAAACAAATCTAACAACAAGCCCACCAATACGGTGGGTTTTTTTATGGTTATTAGTTTACGGCGTTTTTACGTACTTTTGCAATATGGCTACACAAAATACACAACAGAAAAAAACCGCACTACTAGAAGCCCTTGAAAAAAGCCTAGGCGTAGTAACTACTGCCTGTAAACAAGTGGGTATAGCTAGAAAAACTTACTACCTATGGCTAGCTAAAGACAAAGCCTTTAAAGACGCTGTAGACGATATTAGTAATGTAGCCCTGGACTTTGCAGAAAGTAAACTACACAGCCTTATACGTGAAGAAAACCCTACAGCTATTATATTCTACCTAAAAACAAAAGGTAAGAAGCGCGGCTATATAGAACGCCAGGAAATAGCACACGATGGCGCTATAGAAAGCAAGCTAATAGAATGGAAGCCAGCAGACAAAAAATAAGCGAAAGCTGTAATATACAATTTTACCAAACCCTAAACAGTAACGCTAGAATAAAAATACACCAGGGCGGTACTAGAAGCGGTAAGACTTACGCTATTTGTCAATACTTAGTATATCGTATTACAACGGCGAAAAAGCCGCTTACGATTGATATAGTACGTAAAACGCTGCCAGCTATTAAGGGTTCTGTACAGCGCGACTTAATAGGAATACTACAACGCCTAGGTATATACTATAGGGGTGTACACAATAAAAGCGAAAACACCTTTACGTATAACGGCTGTACTATATCGTTTCTGTCTGTAGATGAGCCACAAAAAATACGCGGACGCAAGCGCGATATATGTTTTATAAACGAAGCCAACGAACTACACTACGAAGACTTTAGACAGCTGAATATGCGTACGACAGAACAGCTAATAATAGACTTTAACCCTAGCGACCCTGTACACTGGCTATATACTGAACTAATAGACGTAGAACGCGACGACGTAGAAACCTGGATAACAACCTACAAAGACAACAACTTCCTACCAGAAGAACTAGTGCGAGAAATAGAACTGCTAAGAGAACGCGACCCAGACTACTGGCGCGTCTTTGGCGAAGGGCAGCGCGCGGTGTTTAGTAGTAGGCAAATTTTTCAAAACTGGACTAAGATACCATACGCTGACTTCCCAGACCTGGACTACCACCTAGGGTTAGACTTTGGTTTTACGAATGACCCTACAGCTATACTAAAAGTAGCTAAGAAGGGCAACAAGCTATACGTACACGAACTACTATATAAGACAGGCTACACTAACCGCGATATAGCAGACTTTCTAAAGGCGCAAGGGTTAAACCATACGCTAACATTTTGCGACAGCGCCGAACCTAAAAGTATAGTAGAACTGCGACAAATGGACTGTATGGCTAAGCCAGCTGTAAAGGGCGCTGGTTCTATTACTGCTGGAATAAGCCTACTAAAGGAATTTGACGTAATAATAAGCGAAGAAAGTACTAACCTAATCAAAGAACAACAGAACTACTACTGGCAGCAGTTAAAGGACGGTACAGTAATAAACACGCCAATAGACAAACATAACCACTTATGCGACGCGCTGCGCTATAGTACTTACAGCCTATATAAAAACCGTAACGACTTTTTTGTAATTTAAAAATAGTAAATTTGTAAAAATTTAAGTATGGCTAGCCTATTAGACAGAATTTCAAAACTTATTACAAAGAACGCCCAACAGACAGCAGCCGAATATAACCGCGCTATATATCAATACTTAGGCGAAAGTATTTTATGGAACCCAGAAAACGACAGAAGCTATATAGACGAAGGCTACCGTAAGAACAGTACAGTATATTCTTTAGTAAATTTAATTACTAAGGCGGCTACTACTATACCGTTTCAAGTTTACGAAAAACAAAGCGAAAACGACCTAAAGCGTTACAAAGCGCTAACTAGTGGCACGCTAGACAGTAGTACTATGTACCAGGCTAAGATGCTACAGAAGAACGCGCTAGTAGAAGTTAAAGATACGGCGCTACACCAACTGCTAGACAGACCTAACCCAGCGCAGTCTTATAACAGCTGGCTAACTGAATTAATAGCGTTTGGTAAACTAACTGGTAACCGTTACGTATATGGTATAGGACCAGACAACGGACCTAACCAAGATAAATTCACAGAACTATATGTACTACCTAGCCAAGTGGTAGAGATAGTATCTAACGGTATAATGCAACCTATAAAAGAATACCGTATAGAATATAACGGTACTTATAGTATGCCAGCAGAAGATATACTACACATAAAAGACTTTAACCCATACTACGACGGTACAGGTAGCCACTTATACGGA